ACCACCATCCTCAATACCCTGCGCACGCTCAAAGACCAAGCCGAATAAACAAATTATTCCACATCACAACATCAAGATAGTGTATTGCACGGTCAAATAAATTTACATTTCTTGACGTTGCAAGAATACGCACCCCCGACTTGTTCGGGGTGTTTGTTTTGTTTTGAACAGATTTAATGTTTTGATTTATGTTTTATTTTCAATAAATTGAAAATCGCCGGCGAAAGCCCGGTTTAATTTTTCATTTATATCTTTCCACTTGGAAATCTTGGCCGTTCTGCAAAAGCGTAAACGCGATTACCGCCAGTTTCCGCATGATGGCGATTAATATCAGCTTTATATGTTTTCCCTTATTTTTCAGACGGCCTACAAATTCAGGAAAGGCATTGCAACGATATGCGACAACGGCAGGCATATAAAGGCTTTTCCGTATTTCCGAACTTCCGATTTTTGATATTCTGCTTTTTCCGTTTACGCTTGTTCCCGATTGATATTTTCTAGGGTCTAGGCCTAGATATGCCGTGAACTGTTTTGCATTTTTAAATTCATGTCTTTTATAGGTTGATAACAATACGGCTGTCGCTTGCTCGCCTATGCCTGTTATTGTTTTCAGCCTTTTGCGCAGGTTGTTGTAACTTGGATTGTCTTTGTAGAACTGGAGTAATTGCTTTTTGACTGTCTTTATTTGTGCTGTCAGGTTTGAAATAGTTGTTTGAATATGGGATTTGATGTAGTCGGGTGCTTCGTGTTGTTTGGCTTTTTCTGTTGCGCGTTGCTGTTTCAGATGGTCTAAATATCGGGCGATTTCTTGTAATTGCTTCTGTTCTTTTGCCGGTGGTTGCCATGCTTTTAATTTGTGCTTTCGGTCTTGGCAATATTGGGCTATCAACTTTGCGTCTTGTGTGTCTGTTTTGGATCGTTGTAGTTCTGCTATCGCATATCCTTTTATCTTTCGTGGATTCTCTACGGTAATTGTGTACCTTGAATAAAGATATTCAGCCAATGCTTCGTAATATGTGCCTGTTGCTTCGCACACGCAATGGAGCTTATCGGATACTTTATGACTTTGTAGCCACTTTATTAATTGTTCAAACCCTCCTTTGTTGTTCTGAAACTTCTTTTGATGATTTTGACCGTCTGCAATCAAACAGCAATCTATTGTGAGCTTTGAAACGTCTATTCCTAAGTACATGGTTTTACCTTATTAATTCGGGCTTTTTGCCCTAGATAGTGTTCAAACTTAAGATGTACGAAAGCCCACGCTTCAATCTTGATGACAAGCTGTACGCTTTGGCCGTACTTTCGAAGTCGTGGGCTTTACTTGGTGTTTCGTCAAACGCCAAGCCCTCAATGGGCTGGTTTACTCATTCAGGGCTTGATGCTTATCGTTTGCTTGCCTTCGGCGACGTTCGCCACGTGGCAGGGGTTGGCGCAAAAAACCGCACCAACCCTTCTTTAAAGCGTTTTTGGGTGAGCTAGCGTCAAGGGGTATCCAAAAAGATTTATAAAGACGATAAAGCTGTCTTTACAAATCTTTCTGGACGTCCTCCCCCTGACTTGTGTTTAAATAACTAGATATTATTTAAATAACCCATACCAGCAAAGATTATTACATATATTATAGATGCTAAGATAACAATACCCACCGATTTTAAAAAGGTACTAAATGCTTTTTTCATGCCGCCTACTTCGTAAGCACGTCCAACAAAAAAAGCTGTTATTACCCAAAAAATTGGGATGTATGCGTAATTCATCAATTAACCTTTCCGCCCTCATTACTTAGGGCTTTATCTTCGTATCCGTCATACATCAAATTCTGCGGACTCTTTCCACCCATTGTCAAGACTTGCGGCTGGTCAGGCGTGTATGCGGTCTCCGTCGGTTTTGCGGCTTCTGCCGTCTGCATTTTGTAGGGGTTGAATGGTAATCCGTCTTTGACGTAGTTCAAGCAGGTCTGTTTGCCGATGTCTTTAATCTTCGTGCCTTGGTCGGTGTAGCAGGTGCAGCGGTTCTCTGCTTTGATACAGGCGGCAGGCCAAGGCATGACTTTTACGGCTTTGTTCATGCCGTCGTATATCGGTGCGGTTTCGGGGCGTTCGGCGATACGAGGCTGATAGTCTTCTTCTGTCAGATGGGGCTTTGGCGGTTCTGACGCCGTTTCCACCTTCACGGCTGCGTACTGCCCCGCTGCGCCGTCGTCCGCAGCGGGAGCGGCTGCCGCCTGCGCTTCGGGGCTTGCCGCTTGCGCGGCAACGTGTGCCTGTGCCGTTTGTCCCGCTGTTTCTATTGGTTTTTCCATATTTTTCCAAAAGGAAGCGAAATAATACAAACCTCCACCAAGCATGGCTATTGCGATGGGTATCAGGTACAGAACCTTGCTACGCTTGGTTCTGATTTTGGTGTGTTCTTCAGCGGACTTGTACAGCCCATACACGCTTTTATCAAGCCTATACACGCTGATTAGGGCTTCCCTGATGTTTGCCCTGCTTTCAGGGTCTTTTGCGCCGCCTGTCGTCCATTCGAGCTTACGGCGCAGTCCTAAATTAGTCTTGCCGAAATGGGTGTGGTGTTCTATCAGTCCGCGCAAATGGACGTCTATCAGACGGGGATGTTGAGTTATCAAGAGGAAATCAAGACCACGGTGTCTATGTGTTTCAAGTTCGGCGACGTAGTCAGGTACTTTCGAACCGCTAGGACGTGGGCGGAATATGCGTTGGCATTCGTCAACAACGATAATCGCGCCCGGCGGTGCCCACTTCGGCCATGTCTGAATGCTTTCTCCTTCTGGTATTTCTTCATGTGGTATTTTCAGGTCAAGAATGCCGTCTACATAAAGCGGACGATTCATAAAGTCTTTTTGCTTGGCAAGCATGGAAACGACTTTCAGGGTTTTGCCCGAACCCGGTACGCCTGTTAACAGATATAACATGTTTTCTTCCTATTTCGACTGAATGATGGTAGACAGTTTTTTAAAGCCTTTTATGGATATTACGAAGCTGAACGCACCAAATATCCAATTCAGAATGACACCGAATCCCGCTATATACAGTATTTGCAAGGCTTCGTCGGGGAAACCGCCGATACTACGGCTTATTTCGTTAATGAAATAATCCTGCAAAGCATTCAGTCCTGTTACTGAAATAAAACTTAAACCTACGGCGGTCAGTATGCGCCCTGCTACAGACATAAGAACGCCTGTTATCAATGAAGCCCAGTTCATTTCACAATTCCTTTACGGATTCATATACAAAATAGGCGCAGGTCAGCACGCATATAGCGATGAAGATGGGGCGCAGTTTGCGTGCCAAGTCGCACAACGGGTCATAGCTGAACTCTACCTGTCCCAATGCACCGAAGTCTACGGAGCGGGGAGCGGGACACTTCCCGTCAGACTGGAATACGTCCAAAGGCTTGAAATTCAGGTCTATGGTCTGTTCAGGTAGTTGGATGTCTTCACCACTCGGCATACATTGCGCAGCATTCGGGTTTTTCTGACAAAAATCTTTTTCTTTGTCATTTTGATTCTGTTTATTTTGACTGTTCGACTCATTCGGTGTGTTTGGCGAATTCGGACTATTTGGTGCGTTTGGCGTGTCTGGACTCTCCTGTCTGCTCGGTGTTGTCTTTTCGGGCTTATTTGGTGCTTCTGGACTGTTTGGCTTTAAATCTGGACGTGGCACATAATCAACGCCCACAGTGCCATCTTGATTCATTTTGAATCTTGTTTGTTGTGGGGTGCTACTGCCTTCGGGTGTGTACGGCGCACTAAGCGCAGTATCAGGGCTGAATGTGCTTTGATCGGCAGATTGATTCATAACGCCCATTTTTGCCAGTTGGTTCATCAATTCTGCATGGTTTGTCTGATTGTTCTCAAGCATGCGTTTGAGGATGTCTAACATTTCTTTTTGTGTCAGCATAAAATCTTCGGCTTTTACTTCGCTTTGATTTTGTGCGAGTTTCTTTTTTTCTGCTTCTGGAACTGTACCTTCTTTATATGAATTGTAATAAACAATGACATATTTATCCGATGGAGTACTAACAGAAATTCTTGAAGGTGTTGCATTTGGAATGTCTATATCAACATGAGATACAAAACGACCTAAATATGCAGGAGAATTGTTCAAAGTATTACCTTCAGAACCATTGATATTGATTTCAGATTTAGAATAAAAAACATAATTTTGATAACTACTATCTATCTTTACTATCAGTTGATATTTAATCATTCCATTCTTTTTTGCTTCTTCGTCTTTCTTCTGTTCTTCTTTCTTCTGTTGGTCTTTTTGTTGCGCTTTTTGTGCTGCTTCGGCTGCTTTTTTAGCTGCTGCGTTTGCTACTGCTTTTTGATAGTTGCCTTGTGCTTCTGCTTCGCGTTGGGCTTGTGCTGCTTTCTGAATCGCATTAGATATTTGTTCTTGTGATGCCCCATCTCTTAATCCTGTTTTGTCTAAAAAAGAATTAATACCTGACCCGAGTCCAGTAATATCTAGTTTAGATAAACCTGTCAGAATTGCACCGACACCATTACGCGCAGCCATAGCCCAATCGCCATTTTTTATGTCTCTATATGTCCAAGCTGCATAATC